GACCTCCAACCAACTGAAGAACACATCCACGTCGATCAGATCGGTGTTCGCCGGGATCGCGGCGGTCGTGCGAACGAAGTCCGTCCAGATCAGGCCGGAGCCTTGGAGGTGTGCTTTCGTCCGAAGGTACTCGCGCAGAGCCGACTCCGACACCAGTTTCCCGCCGTCGAACGCCGCATACGGATACGCCAGCTTCACGCGGGGTTCATACCGCTCAGCCTGGCGCTGCTCGTGGTTCGTGAGAGACGATGAGATCGTGGTCTTGAACTCGATCTCCTGAGAGAGAGGAGCAGTCCAGTCGGGTGCGAACACCGTGCTTTTTCCACGCTCTCCGAAAATGTCAAGAGTTGCATCCCCGCCATTGTCCAGGAGGAAATACAGCGAGGCGGCTATTTCAGTGGGGCCGACAAGAAGTACCTCTAGCTCGGATACGACGCTCCCGTACGGAGGAATCTCGTCTAGCTCAGTGATTCCATTGAGGGTGAGACCTTCGAAACCAGTCTCCACCACGGATGTCACGACGCGGCTATTCCTGTAGGCACTCCAAAACAGAAAAGACCTAGTTTGTTTACTAGATATACTTCCGAAATTGATTGGGTTCGGGATGAGGTGGATGCGGTCATAGAAGTCGTCTACATACGCATACAGATACTCTCCAGCGAGGGCGCGCGGCAACGTGGCGTCGGGGTGCGTCTCCGTCTTGGCCCCGTCCGCATCGAGAGGTGCGCTGACACCCGTGCCAGTCGTCTCAAGAGACCCGCGCGCGTACGTCGTCCCGTATTGAGCGGCGACTGGATCGAGAAGATGGGCTCCTGTCGGCATGGACTACAGACCTTCTGGATATGCGAGGCCCCAAAAATAGGACGCTTCGCGCTCGCCATACGACGTGCCGCGAGCGACGTACGCCGACGTGGTTTTCTTGAACTCAGGGTACACCCGCCAGTTATCGATACCGATCTGGATTTGCTGCGCTTCGTCGTAGTTCGTCATGTTGACGAGTCGCACGCCCGCCGGGCGGCCAACAGGGCGCAGCCGGGCCGGAGACCCTTCGGTGACATACATATTGACCGGCACGAGCACCGTCGCAGATGAATAGTGAACCTGTCCGCGAGCAACCAGCGCGTCATTCGGGCCGTCGGTGGCACCGCCGAGCAATACGTTCGCGCCGAGAGTATTCTCGGGCGCATATGCGGGGGACGGGGCGCCGGACTTGTTCACGCGGATCGAATCGGCGGCACCGGCCACGATATGAGCAAAACCGGAGTCCGTCGCGGCCAGGACTTGATTGCACGCGCCAAACATGAACTTGCACGCCACGTTCGCGTTGAAGGGGAAGTTGTACGACTCATTGCTCGTGTAATGCCAGTTGGCCGCGATCACCTGGCCGCCCGTGAAAGTGCCGACCGGGATCAGAGCACCGATGTAGAAGTGGCGGTATCCGACTGTACTGAACTCGATAACGCCAGCGATGAAGTCGATGCCTTCCTCAGTGCCGCCGTGAAGGTGCAGCAAGGATGGGGCCGGTGTGTCTGGCGTCGATCCGGTGCCGTCGATGTACGGATTATTGAGCCGCGCCTTGTTTGTCGAGAGCGCCGGGATTGAAAGGTCCATACCATCAAACGAACCCACGTTATTACGCTCTACCTGCACGGGGCTTCCCCCGGATGGCGGCGTGAACGTCGGGACCGTGCCAGTACCTCCGACTGTCCATCCTTCCGCACCGGCAAAAGTGATGAGGTCGGAGATCACATCTGCGATGCTGGTGACGACTGTAGTTTGATACGACATGACGATTATCCTTGGATCACTGCGCAGTAACGATTCTCGGTCGTGCGGAAGGCATCTTGGAGAACCAGATAGTTGTCCGCTCCGATGGTGATGACATTCTCCGAAGCGTTGTTGCGGCCCTGGCAGCAGATCACACCGTCGAGGACTCCGTAGGCTTGGTTCGCCGGAGACTTACGCATGATGGTGATGGCGTGTGTTGCAAAATCCGAGCCAAACGCTTCGACCTGATATTGCAGAGCCGTCTGAGGACGCGACCGAATTGTCAATACGCTGAGTGGATTTCCGAGGTCGTAGTACGGGTGAAGCGTCGCAGAGGAATCAGCAGTGGACGTGCCCCCACCGGGAGGCGGAACGACCACTTTCTCCCATTGCGCGGACGGAGACAATACCGCCGCACTCGGAGGGCGATATTGAGAGGACGATCCATCCACCGCGCCTGGAAGGGCGAGACTGTTATGGGAATCGGAGGCAGACCGCCAGTTGTCGATCTGGTTCGATCCGAGGCCAGCCGCGCCGCCGATGTACATCGGATACTGATACGTCGTTGGCAAAGCATACGGCAGGAACAGGCCGAAGTAGCCGGTCGAATACACGGTGCTGATCTTGACCGCGATGATGAACCGGCGACCGCTACCGATGAACCAGTACGTCATCGGGTTCGGGTCCGCGAAGATGCGAACGATAGGAGAGACGTTCGCATGGCCGGTGATCTCGTCAGCACCAGACAAGATGTTCGTCACGCCTGCAAGCTGGATTTCGTACACGGAGTTGGCCGCGTCTTCGACAAGCTGCATGGCAACTTTCGGAGGATCGCCGGAGCCGACAACGCCGGTCAGGACCACGGCGGATTCATTCGGCGCCCCGACGGGGGCCGTCCAGTCCTGCGACCATTCTTCGCCTGCCGTGATGAGATCGGCGTTCGTCGTGAGGAACGCGACCAGCTTGTTGAACAGATCGGTGTGGTCCGTGGCGGTGCCTGTTTCGTATGCCATTGGTTTCTCCTACTTCCTAAGCGCTGAGTTGATATCGCCCTGGTTCTTGCTGATGTGGTTGAGCAGCACGCGCTCGCCGGTCGTGGACGCTAGTGCGGCCTCCAAGATTTCCGACGGGTCGATCACGTTGACGTTCTTTAGCGTAACTGCGGCCTGGCCGCCAGAGAGACCTGCGACTGTTTTCGAGAGGTTCTTTGAGTGGAATGGGTTGTCGTCCGTCAGAACGTCCTCGCTCTTTTCAAGGATTGCCGGGGTCTCGCCGGGGCGAATGCCGAGGCGACCGTCATGGAATCGCGGAGCGCCGAAGAACGCGGCGGTCGGAACCGAACGCTTGGCGTTCGCGCCCATGCCGCCTTTCTTGCCGGTATGGCTGACGCCTACCGTGGAGTTGGCCACGCGAGCGCCCGCGATGATGAGTTGCGACGATCCGGGGAACAGAGCCTCCATGGCCGCAAGGACGCCTTGAAGCACGAGGGCCTGAATAATCAGCTTGCCGATCTGGATCAGCGTGTCGGACACGAACTGCTGAAGGGCCTTGCCGAGCGAGGCGAATGCGTTCTCGCCGTTCGCCACGTTCTCGATGAAGCTGACGAACGCGTCCGAGGCGTTGCCCGCCACGATGTTGTACAGATCGCCGAGCGTCACTTTGGTCTCGTACGCTACCGCATCGAGATTGGCGAGCGAGGCATTGATCTCAGCGAGGTTCTGTTTGGCAATAGACGCCGTGTCCTCGTCGCCGGTCTGCGCGAGGTTGGACCAGAACGTGATGGCCGAGATCGCCGCCGACTTGATCGCGGCGTCGAGTTCGGCGATCTGCTGGCGTGTGTCGCGCACGGCGTTCGTGTCGCCAGCCGCTTGCTGCGTGGCGAGAAGCTGCTGAAGTGCCTGGCGGCGTTCGAGAAGCTGATTGAACCGATCCGTGGATTTCTCCGCGTCTGCGATAGCATCGGCCACGGCGCGCTGACCCTCTTCGAAATCGAAGACGGCTTGCGTGCCTTTCTTGTAGAGATCGATGAGTCGCTGAAGTTCCTTCTGCTGATCTTCTGACAAGGCGCTGATGTCGATGCCCTCGATCACGGAATCGATGAAGGACTTCTGCTCGGCCTGGAAGGTCGCAAGCCGCCCGGAGAACGTATCGTCACCCGCTTGGAGTTCGTTCAGTTTGGCCTGTGCCTCAGCAGCCGCGTCAGCCAGCGACTTGATGGCGTCGCGAGCCTCCTGCGCCTGATCCTCGCCGAAGAGTTTCTTGCCGAACTCGACGTATGCGTTGCCGAGTTCTTCGAGCGTCTTGCGCTGTTCGGGGGCAATGTTCTTCGGGAGAGTGGCCAGAAGGTTGTCAACGAAGTTCTTCCGTTCCAGGAGGATCGCTTCGAGTTTCTGATTCGTGTTTTCCAGTTTCGTGACGGCGAGGTCTTGCTCGTCGCCCTGGATCGCCTCAGTCAGTTTCTTGATGGCGTCGCCGACCGGATCGTCTTTCTTCCCGCCTTTCTTACCGTCGTTGATCGCCTTCAGGCGAGCCGCGAGAACGGGATACAGTTCTTCGAGTTTGGCGATGCCCTCTTCGAGCGCGGTCACGCCGAAGCCGCCGAACAGATCGCCGAGGCCAGAGTTCTTCAGGTTGGCCAGAGCGGTGCGGAGGAAGTTGAGTTGGGCGTTGATGCCTTCGAGAGTGTCGGGCAGGCCCTCGGCGTTCAGGATCGCCTTGAGGTCGGCGATCTCTTCCGCTTTCTTCATCTCTTCGGCCATCTCTGGCACGCCCTTTTTGATCTCCGCCAGCGCAGCGGCGAAGCCTTGGGCTTTGCGGGCGCCCGGCTCGAAACCGTCGCCAAGAGTGGCCGTGGCGTCAGCCAGACCGAGAACGCTTTCAGCGGCTTCCTTCGTGATGCGGCTGTAGTCTCCGGTGCGGACGGCGATCAGAGCGAGTTGCTTCTGCTCGGACTGAAGGCTGTCCTCTGCTTCGCGGACCTTATCCGCGAAAGCCAGAACACCAGCGCGTGCCCGAGCCGTAGCGTTCGGGAAGCGCGTATCCAGGTCGGAGATAATACGGTCGATCTCAGCGGAGAACTGCTTGGCGTCGATCTCACCGGAGCGATACGCCTCGCCGAGCGAACTCAGTTCGCGGTACAGGTTGCTCGCCTCTTTGCCGAGGATGTCTTGCAGCAGTTGCTCCGCGCGGTTGAGCGCCGAATTGAAGTCCTTGTCCACCTTCCGCGTAATCGACGTGAGGTCAGACTCAAGTTCCGCCACCGACACGTCGTTCAGGGCGTCGGCGTACTCTTTTGCGGAAGACGCGCCGCGCTGGTGAGCATCGCGCAGCTTGTCCACGTTCTTCTCAAGCCGATTCACGGCCTCGGCTGCACGATCCGCGCGCGTGGAGAAGTACGCCAGCGCAGCGGATGCGGCGACAAAGAGTGCGCCGATGCCGGTGCTGATAAGCAGCGAACGGAAGGCGTTGCTCAGCAAGACAGTCTTGACCGCAGTGGTGGTAGCGGTCGCGCCGAAGGCGCGCGTGCTCGCCGTTGCGACGACAACGCCACGGTTGAACGTACCCATAGACATCGTAGCCTGGCCGCTGAGCGCAGCAGCAAAGTTCAGGACGGCCCGGAATGCAACGATGACGACCGGAGCGAACCGGAGGGCCAGGAGGCCGACGACTGCGGTGACGACGATCTGGAAGTTCTTCAGCGCGACTTCCAGAACAGAGATCACCGCTCCCGCCAGTTTGGCAAGGCTTTCAAGAGCCTTCTGGAAGTCCGGGGACTGAATAACTGCGGTGGCGGTATTCAGGAGGCCCTTGAACGATTCCTCGAACCCGGCTTGAGCGAAGACCAGTCGCGCCTGGAAGACCGCGTTCTGGAAGGCGCCCATCGCCGTCGTGCTGGTTTTGAGGGCCTGCGGCAGAGCCGACCCGAAGCGCTTGTTCAGTTCTTGAGCGAAGTTCGTCAGAGCCTCTGCCGAGAGATCGCCCTGCTCGGTCAGCTTGAACAGTTCCTTCGTCCCGATACCGAGACCGTCGGCCATGATCTGAATCGCACCCGGCAGTCGGTCGCCAAGCTGGGACTTCAGTTCTTCCATCTGGACGGTGCCTTTGGCGGCGATCTGGCTCAAAGCGTTCAGGGTGCCGTTCAACTGCTCGACCGACAGCTTGTTCACGCGAGCCGCTTCGGCCACCGCCAGGAAGATGCCTCGGGTGTCTTTCTCGATGCCGGTGTTCTTCGTCGATGCAGCAAACTTCGTGTACTGATCTGCGAGCGTGCCGAACTCGATACCGAGCCGGTTCGCAGTGCGGCGGAGGAAATCAAGATCGGAAGCGATGGCTTCGGCATTACCGTCGTTCACCGCAACGAGTCGACTCTGCGCAGCCTCGATAGTCTGGATCGAGCCCACGACCTCGTTGATCTGGTTGACGGCAGCGTAGAAGCCGGTCGCACCGGCAGCGAGACCGAGGAACTGGCCGCGCAGACGTTGCAGGAGCGACAAGGCTTGACGGCTACCGCCGTAGAACCGGCGGAAGGCTTCGTCGAGCGACTGAACTGATGTGCGGGCGACGCCAGCGCCTTGCGCGATCCGGCGCAGAGCCGCGTCGTTCTTGTTGACGGCAGAGGACGAAGCAGACAGGCGGGCGCGCAGTTCGCTGATCGACTGAGCGTAACCAGCGTTCGTCGTGCGGGCCGCCGTGACAGCCGCGTTCGTTTCGGTCTGGACCTGAGTGAAGCGCGCCTGGCGTTGTGCCAGCGCGTCGATGTCGGAGGCCGATTCGCGAGCGACGTTGCGGAGTTGCTGCAAACCGTCGCGCTGCGCGATGAACTCGGTCTTCAGACCGGCGCCGCGCGCCTTCAGTTCCTCGAACGTCAGCGACGCCCGGTCGAACGCCGCGCGGGCGTTCAGGACTTCCGTGGAGTTCTCTTTGAACCCGGCTGTCGCTGCATCGAGCGCAGTCTTCGCCTGCCGGTGCGCGGCGGCGGCCTCCGCGACCGAGGCGGTGTTGGACTCATAGGCAGCCTTGGCTGACTGGACGACGCGGACCTGCCGACCGATAGCAGCCGTCAGGCTGCGATCCGACGCTGCTGCCAGTTCCTTGACCTTGGCCTCTGCGTCGGCAGCCTCTTGTCCGTATTCTTTGATCGCCTGCTCGGCGCGAGCCAGATCGGCGGCCTGTGCGTCTGCGGCGCGACCGGCGGCCATGCTCGCCTCAGCCAGCTTGAACGCATCCTTCTCCGAATCTTTCGCCGCTGCCTTGGCGCGCCGGAGGGACTCTTTCAGAGCATCGACTGCGGCTTGCTGTTCTTTGAGCGCCTGGGTGGCCTTGGCAGCGGCGGCGACGGACTCAGGGTCCGCCGTAACGCCATTCGCGGCAGCCTTCGCAACAGGCCGGTCGGCCTTGCGCTTCTCTGCCGAGAGTTCCTTGAGGATCGCCTTCTGGCGATTGAGTTCTTCAGTCAGGCGCTCGACCGCAGCCCGCTCGTCGTCGGCCTTGCGCGCAGTCTTGTCCGCATCCAGAGCAAGTTTGGTTTGGCGCTCGCGGTTCTGCTCGATGCCATCCGACAGGCTCTTGAGCGCCTGCTTCGCAAGTTCGAGGTCTTTGGCCAACTTGCCGCCGACGCTCTGCGAGGAAATCTGTTGTTGCAGGCTGGTCAGCGACGACCCGAACCGGGACAGGGCCGATTGAGTCGACTCGGCGCCGCGAACGACGCCGACCTGAGATTTCTTCAGTTCGTCGAGCGCCTTCGACAGAGCCTCGACAACCTGCGAGGCTTGGTCCTTTGCTCGCAATGTGAGGTTAACGTCGCGGTTGGCCATGGTCTAGTCCGTGTCGGGGGTCAGTGCCTTGAGGGTTTTCTTGAACGCTTTTCCGGCTTTCTCACT